TGGCATCATTTGCCGCTTTGATGGACTCTGCACTCATATCGTATGAGAGCTTGTCTTCGATGATTCTTGGTGCACCTTCAATCATGCCTTGTGCGCGAAGCACCTCGGTAGAATTAAGCGACTTGTAGAACTCGGAAATGTTCTCTATATTTGCTGCGTTCATAGTGATTTATAAGATTAATTCTTAATGAAGGGCGGCTGATTACCGCCCTTTTTTTATTTGTTAAAATGGGAAGCCGTCCTCGAAATCATTTTCTTCAGATACCACTGAGCCAACTACTACTCTCGTAATCGGCTTGCTGATTCTCGCAATCCACTCATCGCTCATCTTGATCTTGTCTTGGATAAACTCTGGCAGCTGACTGAACACAGCCTCGTCATGTTCTTCGGTGTTGTAGCACAATGCATTGTTAAATGCAGGAGGGCATACCATTCCTTTTGGAAGCGGACTCATGCCGATGATGTTGGCATAGGTAGCATCGCCTTTCTCAATGTGAGTAATGTTTACGATGCAAGGTCTTCCAAGTAGTGTAAAGATGTCGAATTCTCCTGCAATCTCGTTGCTCATCTTCTTGCCTGCCCAAGCTTCGATGTCTCTGCGGAGTACAGCTTTCTCATTCATGCTAAGATTGTAAATGCTTCGAGCATAGAATGGCTTGAGGCCTTCGCCTTTCTCGAATTCGTAAGTCTCGGTGGGCAGTTCAAAGATAAACTGCACTTTGCGTTTTTTGCCAGGGAACTGTCCTGTTTGCATTGTAGTTCCGAGGTCAATAATTTGGTAACATCTTGCAGGATACGCTCCTTCTGGAGCTATCTGACGGGAGGTGTTATTCCCTGAGGGTGCTTTTAAAGCCATTGTTTATTTAGTTAATTGATTGAATGATTCTTGAGTAATGCGGAGCTCGTAGTTGAACTCATGCTCTGTTGATGGGTGATAAGTGCGGACCGATTCATGAAGGCCCTGTGTCATCTCCTTTGAGTATTGGCGAACAAGTACAAGTGATCCTTTGTCACATCGCTTAAAGAAGCCTTGATGGCAATCATCTTGCACCACTGTTAACATGATGCCGCTAAGATGATCGTAATTAAAAAACTGCGTGTTGTCGAATGATTTAAAATAAGTGTTCATAGTGAATGAGTAAATGAGTAAATGATTGATAGGGCAAATGTATATCTTTAGTTGATACCATTACACACTATCAAGACTATTTGCGCATAATTATCCTAATGCGTTCACTATCAACGCAATTATTTTGCAGCACTAACTGCGACCACCCCAATAAGTACCCCAACACCGACCTTAAATGCAGTTGTCTGATGCCACTTCTTGTCTTGCTTGATGTAAATATTACTCATGCCGGTGATTGCCACATTCGGATTGTCGACTCTCATGCGGACCACTGTGTCCTTCTTCTTCAGCAACCTATTTACGAAGCCAGTGCGCATGGTATCACCAACAGCATACGTGAACTTGGCAGGGATAGAGATGCTGTCGAGCTGCAACCATCCCAAGCGATTAATCATGCCGCCAATTGTGTACCACTCGGTGGTCTTAAGGAATGGTTTTGGCAGTTGTATGTAGGGCTTGCCTTGAATCATCACTGTATCGCCCAATTTAATCTGCGTTTTGATCACTGTCCTGGTCTCAATCTTAACCACCTCAACAGCGTTCTTGACTTTGACTTCTAACTCCGCAATCTGTTGCGCCTGTTTTGCCGCATCGGAGTTCGCCTGCGCTATTACTTTGCGCTGTGAGGCGATAAGTATTGAATCCTCGTACATCGTGTGCTTAAGGCGATAATCAGACTGCACCCCATCGGAGTTGCATTTAATTAGCACTAATAGGATTGCAATAAATGCCGCAAGTATTATCAATTCAAATCGTACAGATGCCATCTTTTATAAGTTTTATAAGTGTTTGCGATGATTCCCAAAATAATCGTTTATCCTTGAGCTCTGCTTGCAATATTTGCAGGGCCACACATACTGGCATGCCACGCTCAATCACATACCAAGCGGCAACATTAACAAGTCTGATATCCGCCTCCTGGTCAGTCATAACTCGCGAGCTGCTTTCTTAATTAGCACCTTGATTGCATCATCAAGCTTGACAACCGATGTATGAATCATCTTAAGGAGGTCACGCTTTTCGTTGTCATTTGACATAGGGTGGTTAAGCATCAACTGCACAAGCCCAGATATATTGGTGAGTGGTTGACGGATCTCATGGCTGAGCATAAATCGAAACTCTTCGAGCAGCAACTTCTGCCGCTCATAGTTATGCGAGTTGATGGATGTTACATCTACTAACTGGATTCCGACAAAGTGCAATGTCTCTTCAATTGCAAAGCAGTTCCAGATATTATATCTGTCAATGGTATTCTTAAGCCGAGTGCGAGCATACACACGCGATGGCTCAGGCGAATGCAATCGAGCCAGTTGAACTGCCTTAATGAAATCTTCTTGATCACCTTCAATGCTTATTATGTCACTTATTTTGCTTGGCTTAATGTGGCTTGAGTAATTCTTAAACAGCTCATTGCTTGACACAATAAGCCCATGCTCATCAGTAACCACATAGAAGAGGTCAATGGAATTCTCTAAGATGAAGAGCGAAGACATTGATTGAGTTCGCTGCAAAGGTTTGACCAAGCTGACATCGAGCTCCATGCCCATTGAGCCGTGAGGTATATTGTAAAAGTCAACAGCATGCCCATGATTGGAGCATCCATTGTCGGCTTATATTCTGCAAACTCAGTGCGAGGCTTAATGATAATCTTATGCTCTGGCTTAGGAGAAAGCAAGAATGCAGATGTTGTCGGTGTAATTGAATCGCTTGCGTAGATTTGTTGCATCGGCTGTGGCTCTGGCACTATGTCTGTTGGTGGCATCTCGTAAGTTTGCCCCCATTGATTAGTGCAATAGTTCTTCCCAAAGATAGTAAATTTCTCCATTGACTGATAAATCACTTGCGGCTTAACCTCAATGCGATGATGATGCGTATGGAGCTTGCAGCCAATACCCACCACGCAACCATCATCGAGGGTTGTGAGCACTTGTACTGAGTCTTTGCCGTCATCCATTGTCACTGCTTTTAGGTATGTATCCTGCGGCCACCATTGCGGCCACAATTGCTGCAAGTGTCTCTGTTGTAATCTGCTTGAAAATTAAAGCAAAGACTGATCCGAGTATAACAAGTGAGCCAATGGTTGGCCTCCAGTACTTGAGAAGTATATCAAGCACTTGTTTGAACTTGCTAACTGGTTTCCTTGTCATTGCCCCACATGTGATTAAAAACGTAAGATGATTTTAATTTCTCAACAAACTGCTCAAAGGTAAGGTCCATCTCGTCAAGCATGACAAATGGCTCTGTCTTATGCCTTTTAAGGTATGCCTTATACAACTGCTGCAAAATAAAGTTGCGCCTCTTTCTTGCGCCTTCTTACAAGTCCTGTTAATACCTCGCCGCCTGCTCTGTTCCACTTAGCAAACTCAGCTGCAATTCTCGGATCGTTAGCGTTGGCTTTCACAAACCTTAAGAGCTGCGACTTGGCAAGGTTGCCTGCGCCCAGGTTATATGTAAAGCTTACAAGCGCATCAAACTGGTTAGCGTTGACCGGTGTGCCGTTTAGCAATCCCGTCACGCTACCCTCGAACTCCTTAAGGTGGTCGACAAGCATCTGACTTGCTTGCGTGTTAGTGATTGTCTGACCGAGCTTTACCTTAGTGCCGTCATGGTAGTAGGTTGCACCGTAGCCAATGGTCGGCACTCCTGCGCTGCATAGGTAGGAAGTCAAGCGCAAGCCCTCAAACTCCTGTATGAGTCGAATGCCGTTGTTAGAGCACTTCATACTGAAAAAAAGCGTGGCAACTTCCTGATGCTGTAACAAGTGAGGTAACTTCTGAACCCATTACAATTCTCCCTTGTGTAGTACTGTTATTTCTTACTGCACCATTAAATTGCTTAGTAATATTACTTGAAGATAAAGAGCCAGAAGGAGGATTTGATGATGATGTTGAAAAAGGTAAAGTGAAATTAAATGAACCAACATTAATTGATGAAAAATCAACTTCAAGATTTAAAGTAATAGAGCAATTTACAATATTGCCAACCCTTGAATAAATTGCTGAATTTAATGTAGCTGCTATAATTGCATCAGTAAAATCACTAAATGTCGGTGTCCATGTTCCGCTACTTAGAATGTTGCCAAGTTCAATCTGCTTCGATGTACCTTGCGGAGATTGAGTGGTGTCAGAGACATCCACGATATACAATAAGTCTGCACTTACTGGTGCAGTTAATATTCCTAAGTCTGTAATTTTTACTCCTGCCATTTGTTTAGTTGTTTAGTATGTATGTAACCGCCTCAGCTGAGGTCGAGAATGTGATGCCATTAATTGTAAACTCTGCAATGTTAATAAGTAGCACCCCGACAATAGTGCCAAGATGTAAGGAGTTGTCATCAACCACCTCGCATGATTCTACATTGGATGCAACCACACCAATTGATTGTGAATAGAAGGTCACATAGCCGCCTTCAAGAGTTATCTCTGTCATAGTTTTTCGATTAAGTACATTGAACCATAGTTTGTATCTAAAGCACTTGCATTTTGAAGTGCAAAAACAATATAATTTGCATTAGTCCAATTGAGTGCTATTGTTGAAAAATCACCAGTATTAACAATGTCAGTTAATACACTAAATGCTGTCGTTGCAGTTTCAGTATTGTTAGTTGATGACTTTATTACTAAATGCCTTTGAATCTGAGCAAATCTTGATACGGCTAAACTACTAAATGCACCAAGAAGCAAAGGTGTTCCACTTAAATCAGCAGTTGCATTTGAGTATATTCTTAATGTTTGCGCTCCATTAGTCAATAATTTTTTAGTTCGATATGTAATCCTAATAATATCACCTGCTGTGAAAGTATTTGCAGATATTAGTTGCGTATAAACTACCGTATTTAGTATGCTTAAAAAACTTACTGAGTCTGTTGTTGACTTATAAATTAATCCAGCACCACTTGCATACTGCGGAATGTTTAATGTCGCACCCGTCAATGTTGCAGCACCACTTGTTCCAGTAGTGGTTAAGGTAATTGCATTCTGCTTAGCATTCCAAGTCGCAGCACTTGTGATTCGAGCATCTGCCAGTGTACCACTCCATCCTGCCGTTATTGATGCAGCTTGAAGTAGTGCCGTTGTAGGAGTGCCACCAAGTGTAAGTGTCACATTGGTATCATCAACCTTAGTAAGTGCCGCAGGAGTGATGGCTGCCTGCTTGCCGTTGAATGTAGTCCAATCAGCAGAGGTTAAAAATCCTTTAGCACTTGCACTTGCTGCTTGACCATTAGTATAGTCGATGCTTACTAATCCTGCCGTTGCGTTAAAGTCAGCAGCAGTAAATGCAGCAGCACCTTTCGTTGTACCATCAGCAGCTGCATCTGCAATGCTAATAGCAGGAGTTGCTCCACCGCTTGATGCAATAGGAGCAGTGCCTGTTACCGATGTGATTGTGCCACTTCCTTTTGAATTAAATGTAGTCCAATCAGCACTACTTAACGCACCTCTTTTCGATGCTGATGCAGTTGGAAGGTTGAATGTGTGCGTATCTGTTGCAGATGATATTGCAAAGTCAGTACCGCTTGTTCCAACTGCGAGCAGCTGAGTCTGAACAGTGAGCCCATTTAGCGAAGTCAAGCCAGTGGAGAAAGTGGTAATGACTTGGCAAAGGTGATTGTCTTCTGTGTGCAGTGTTATTGTCTTGCTGCTGTGTATCACGTATACTCGTATCGCAAGTCTATCAGCTGCAAGTAGCACTGTGCTTGGAACTGAAACAGCCGTTGTGTAAAGGTCAACCGCAGTGCCATTGGTAATGAACTCAGGATTTGCAGAGTTTGATGCAAGCAATGTCAATGTTCCTGCGCTAAGTTTGTAAAGCTCAATATAGAATCTTGGCGTACCTCCTGCACTTGATGAACTAAAGTACATCTCGAAGTTCCAATTTCCTGCCGGAATAGCTAATTGATTAGGTACACTCGCATCAGTGATAAAAGACTGAATATATCCATCGGCATTGATAGTAAAATCTGTTCCTGCTCCAATTACTGGAGTGCCGCTCATCTGCTTAAATGCCACACCTCCAAGTGTACCTTGAGCAACTGATCCGTTGAGGTAGTAGCTAACACTTGAACCTCCTCCGCTTGATGTAGGAAAGTTAGCAAGCTGTCCATCACCTCTTATGTACTGCGTTGCAACTCCTGCCGCTGCAACAGCCAATGTTCCGCTCGATGTCACAGGGTTGCCAGTGACAGTGAATGCAACAGGCATCGTAAGGTCAACTGATGTAACTGTGCCCGTTGGTATAGTCGGGAACAATGTCGGTGTTCCAGTGCCGTCTAAGTAATCAGCATTAGTTCCAGTGGGCACATCGAACTTTCCATTGAAGGTGCTCCAATCGGTGCTGCTCAAATATCCGTCAGTGCTGCCATCGGCTTGAGTGATGCTGATGTCGGGAGTTACACCTCCGCTTGATGCGATTGGAGCCGTTCCGCTTACTGATTCTACAATGGTTGCAGGAAGTATTGGTATAGTTGGTTTGTTAAGAATCTCACTTACTCCACTTGTTGAGTTCCAGTCACTATTGACTTGAGCATTTGGTATAGTTGGAAATGGTTGAGGTGAACCTAACCCATCTAAGTAGTCAGTTATAGTACCCGTTGGTACATTAAACTTACCATCAAAGGTGTTCCAATCAGTTTGACTAAGATAGCCATCCGTTGATGTATCTGCTTGGCTAATGCTAATGTCAGGATTAGTACCACCACTTGATGCAATTGGAGCTGATGCAGTAACATCTTCTACAATGGTTGCTGGTAGAATTGGAATGGTAGGTTTATTAAGAATCTCACTTACACCACTTACAGAGTTCCAATCACTATTTACTTGCGCTGCTGGTATTGTTGGAAAGGGTGTTGGTGCTCCAGTGCCATCCAAGTAGTCTGCATTTGTTCCTGTCGGTACATCAAACTTGCCATTGAAAGTATCCCAATCTGCTTGGCTTAAGTAGCCATCTGTCGAGGTTGATGCTTGGCTTATGCTGATATCAGGAGTTGATCCGCCACTTGATGCAATCGGTGCTGTTCCGCTTACCGATGTCACTCCGCCACTTCCTCCTCCTGGAACATTTACCTCAACCACTCCAGGTGATATCAGTGATGCTGTCACTCCTGCGCCTGTAAAGTTCAATGTAGTTGCGACAGGAGTAACCTCAACTCCTTCATCTTGCACCACTATCGCACCACCCCCTGCACCAATTGCGCTCAGTGGATCTGCCGCCGTTCCGTTTCCGATGATAGTAACCCCGTCAACAGCAACCTCTGTCAAGCATGGTGTGCAAGCAGGGAGATCTGGAAGCGGAATGTCACCCGTTTGGCAGATGTCATAGCAGCCATCCTCTGTGGTTGTGATCACTTGGATATCGAAGTCCACAGATACACATGCCCACTCATAGTGCGCTGTTAATGTCTTAATCTCATTAATATATCCGCTTGGAATAACCTCAAAGTTAATCACTCCAATGCTCTGCTTGAACAATGGATCAGTGCCGCTTGTAATCTTGTAAATCCTTGAAGCAAGCCAATCCTGAGCATCCTCTGCATCGCATGGCAGATGGCTCTTGCGGACCACTGCATAAGCAGTAAGCGGAAAGCTTGTGATGTATAGCTGCTTGCATCCACTTACTTTGTATGCATCAGTCTTGACAACTGTCACCTTGCCGCGCTTAGCCCAGAACAATGTGCCCTGCTTAGCATCGAAGTTGGTAACAACCTCCGCTTGACCATTGCCGATATAATGCACCCAAGCCTTTTCGTTGCCATTAGCGTTAAGCTCGCAAAGTCCAAACTGCTTGTCGAAGATATTGGCAACCTCAATGCGCTGATTGAGCCGTTCGATTATGGTCTTAAGTAGATTCATGGTTTTGAAATCTGGTTTGATATTTCTTCGACTAACAAGTCTGCATGTATTTGTAACATTGCATCTTGTTCCTCTTTTGTTGGCTGAAAGATTGTTCCGTATCCTTTAAAAGTTTTGTACTTTGGATTGCCGCTTGCAACTCCTTTCTCCAATCCTAATGCTTTGCCTGCTTCATCAGCTTGTAGGTAAATAAAAGAACTGAATCCTTGATTGCTAACACTTGATTGGTCTGTTCCAAAAGAGCGTTTCAAGAATCCTGTAAGTTCCAAAGGTGGCTTTCCGTTTGCCGCTTTTATCTTTGCGTATGCTTTTGAATAGGGAACTGTTGGAAGAAAGTTACCTGCTTGGTTTTGACCTCTGCCAGTATCAATTCCAAAGATACGAATGTACATCTCGCGCCTCATGTCAAGCACTGCCACAAATAGCGGAGTAAAGCCTCCACTCCATTCGGAGAACAGCCCGTCAATCCTTTCGCTTATCTCCTTGGGTGTAGCCATTATGGAAGTGCTGTGACGTACTTCATATTTCTTCTGCAATCAAAGCACGTATTGTCATCTGGCAGTCGCATGTTCTGCAACATCGCTGTTAGCTCCTCGTTGTATCTCGTTGCCGCTATGTCGCGCCCTGCAATCATTCCATCGTTAGGGTCGGATGTTGCAAAGCCAGTGTTCACGCTAACTGTTGTGTTTACTCTTTGGTTTGGGCTTATTGTTAGCCCATAGTTATAAATCTCGACAGCCGTTGCATAAGCAAGCGGCATTGCCATCAATCCTCCTATGCTGCATAGCCAAGCTTCCCTGTCGCAGTTGACATTATAAACTAATGACATCCCTTGCGTGTACTTCTTTGCCTTCGATGATAGCACATTGAAGCCATCAGTGGTCAGCTCGATTCCGATTGCATCAACAAACGGGCAAACGTGCACTGCTCTCAAGCTACCTCCGCAATCAGTGCAACTGCCCTTTTTAGGAATCATCTTGGTGGTGTCGTAAAGCGACTCATAGACAAAAGCTAAATCCATCTTTCTGCGATTTGCTTTAAATGTCTTTCCGATAAACTGCTCAACTGCTTCCGATTGGTAGAAGAAAGAATCAATTAACTTTAAGGTGCTCATGTCATATACAAATATCTCCACTGGCACTGCCATCGTATAGATGTCAATCTTGAAGTTTGACAAGTAAAAGTTTAAGAAGCTTAATGTGTTAGGATCAATCGTCACTCTGATGCCAGTGTACTTTCCTGCTCCTACTGCAAGGTCCACATTGCTTGCGTTGGTAAGCACTTGACCGATGCGCTTAGACTCCACAACAGTGTCCGCCTTCATCATTGGACTTAAGCGGCTCAGTATATCAGTTGACATCTTGCGCCAGGCGAATGCTCGCTTTGCTTCAAAGAGCTCAACACCGGTATTGTATTGGTTTGTGATTAGCTGACCGAGCAAGGTCTGATTGATGCCTAAGTCATCGATGTAAAGCCCAGTAGTTGGCTCTGGTCTGTCGCAACCTTGTAAGCCGAGTAGAGATTCGTAGCACATTGGCTGTCTTATTTTTCACAAAGATAAATAAAAAAGGAGAGGCTTGCACCTCTCCCTTAATTCATTGCAATGTTAATTGCTTATGAGTTAACGATGCTTACGCAGTTAACGTAGTTAACTCCTGCAAGCTTATCAGATGCCTCATAGATGTTCGTAGGCAATGATGCAATCAGACCAGTTGTAGTTAATACAATTGATAAGTTTCCGCAGTCATCCTTCATTGTTAAGTCGCAAGGTACTCCTGCCGGTGTATACACTAACGTCTTAGAGTAGTTTGCGCCTGCCGTTGGAGTAACTCCTGTGTTCCAATCTGCAAGGTTGAATGACAACCACTGGATTGCTCCTGCCGTTGTTACCAATGCCTTGTTCTGAGAACCTTGAGCAGCTGCCAAACGAGAATCATAAGCGAAGCCGAAACCGTTTTGCTGACTGATAGCCAACAAATCAATTCCGAACTGAGAGCAGCATCCTGCCTTTACTGCATTGGCATAACGCTGCATCCCTGCACCACCAAATGCAATCGGCGCACCTGGATAGTTAGCCATTGTAGTTGCTTGTAAGATGTCAGCCAAAGCGAATTCATTGATGATGCCTGTTGATGCAATGGTTTTAATTACTAAGCAATCAGAAGTCACAGTAAAGAAATTCTCCACATCTGTTCCCCAGTTGCCGATGTCAGCAACAGCTTGAACAGCAGCAGCAGATGCAACCTTACGGTCTAACACATCCATTAAGCGCATGATTGACTCAAGCACATAACGGCTGTTCTCTTGGCAATGGCGAGCGATGTCAGCAGCATTGATCAATTGAGATGCAGTGTAAGTGTCAGTTGTTTCAACAGTGTAAGTCTGCGTTGAATCGCCATACGTGTTGTCAGATGTACAAGTTAAGATGTTGCCACCTTCCTCAACTTCCGTCTCAGGTAAACGCTGAATCCAACGAGCTTGAACTGTTTTAAGTTTTCCGTTTCCAGGTGCAACCTCAGTGCGAATCATTTTCGCGTTCTCAGGAGACAATAAGAATTCAAGGAATGGAAGCTGCTCGCGTTGACCAACCTCAATAAATAAATCACCCAAAGACATTTGTACATTCGGGCACTCGGAAAGTATTCTTGATATAGACATGATAGTCGTTTTTTATTGTAGAATTTTGTGCAACTTATTCTGAAGGCTGTTGCATTGATGCCTACTTTTTTGCAGCTAAAGTCCTGCCGACTACCATAGAGAGTAGCAAAGGTAAATAAAAAAGCCGCACTCATAACAAGTGCGGCTCTAAAAACAATTAATCCCCGTACAAATATAGTTTATTTTGTGTAGAATCGAGGATTGATACCTTTTAATTTTCTATCCGACTGAATATCTAATTGCGGAATCGATGGATTGCGCATTGGAATCTTGCCGCCTGCATGTGGATTCTTTTGGATGATGCCTGCCTCTGTTGCCTCCTTAATAAGCACATCGCTCATTGTTAGGAATGAGCCTGCTTTCTCCTTGCTCTTAAGCCGCTCGCCTGTTGCCTTATCCTTAACCACAAATGCGCCATCTTCCTCAAGGTCGATTGCATACTTATCAGTGACCGCTGACTTAAAGCCGCGAATGGTGTACTCGTTAACACTCGGATCAAGCTTTAATGCTCCAAGCTCTTTCTCGAATGAGCTGTTAATCTTGCTCGTCTTAATGTCGGTTGCAACTTGCACCTTGTAGGATTCAAACTGTGTCATTACATCTTGCCTTGCGCTGTCAAGCTCATTGCTCTTGCGCTCAAGTGTCTTGTATTTTTTCTCCCACTCTTGTATCAGTGCTTCATTGCCGTTGCCAGATGCGCGCTTCTCCCAATCTTCGCGCTGCGTTTCAAATGCGCTCTTTGCTTTCTCTGATGCGTTGCGAATTACTTCCTCAACCTTCTGCCCTTTGAAGTCTTCATCGGTTAGCACGATGCCAAACGGCTCAAATGCTTTGCGTGTTGCATTGGCGATTGTGCCCGTAAGCTTTCCAATCTTGCCGCTTACTTCTTCCTGCTTAATCCAGTGCTCTTGAAATTTTTCTTTTGCCGCTTCGAGGTCGGCTGCTTCTTCGAGGTTGAGGAACTTCATCAGCTCCAGTGCTTCCTCCTGTTTGATTGCCATAGTCTATTGTTATTGGTATTAGTTTTAATTCTCTTGCACCTCGCTTGATAAGTTCAGTAGCGAGTACATCAGAGGCACGCTTGATTGTGCCATCGCTCATGATGTAGTATGTCATGAAGCAAAGATATAAAACTTTTGATTATGTATAACCTTCTGACTTCGCTCTTGCAATCACACTTGGCGGAACTTTCTGCTTGATCACTGGCACAAGGAAGTGGCGGCAGTTCCAACCACCAACAAAGGTAAAGATGCTGCGTGAGTCAGTGCCATCGATGCGCCCATCCCAAGTGCCATTGCGAATGTCATTGATGCCTGCGCTGTTCTTGCCATCGCCCCATTGCTCAATCTCCTTACGATGGAAGACAGCCCCTTCGCGATGTGCGCAGAACGGTCTTGTTGTAGGTATCTCGCCGCCCAAGTATTGGAAGTAATCAATGCCGAGTTCCTCATTGACAGTCGCCGCATAGCTTCTGTCTGCAATGGCTTGCGCTGTGTTGGCTGTGGTGCGAACGTTGGCAAGCAGCCTGCCATCTGTGGTCTCTGTTCCCTCAATCACTCCTTGCAATGCTTTTACCGCTTGGTTAAGTGGAGCTCTTGCCGCTACGTTGGCCGTCAGCTGCTCAAGGAATGGCTGTGTCACATTCTCCTTAAGGCCTGAGCCAAAGAACGCATTGATGGCATTCTGCTTGGAGATGGCAAGGAGTTGCCGCTGTACATTGTCTGGTTGGAATGAAGCATCAATCTTCTTAGCAATGTCATCTGTGAGCTGCACACCTTCATCGATGGAACTCAAGAAGGATTGCACAGCATCCTTGTACTCACCGCCTGCAAGTACCTTGTTGAGCTCATCGGTTATCAGTCCAATTCTTCGAATGTTATCCTCGGTCTGTCGGATGTTGCCTGTTGCATCAACATCCATCTCCGCGAGTAGCGGGCCAAGTTTTCTCCACGCATCTCGCTGTGCCTTCTCTGCCGCCGTAACAATAGTCTCCGGCACAGTCTCAAGCATTTTAATCTTTCGCGCAACAAGTTCATCAAACGATGCCATTCAATAAGGTTTGTTGTGCTTGTTGTATCGGATCAAGTGTCACTGCAATCTTTTCTGCTGCCTTGGCTCTGAGTGCTGCAATCTGTACGCTCATTGATAGGTCGAAGAATGTCGGTGCTTCTTGTGTTGGAATGTAGTCACGCATCAGCTCCATCACAAGTTGAGGTGCTGAGTTATGGAGAACATCTTGCCACTTCTCAACTGTGCCACTTGCAAGTCGAGCAAGCACATCTGCATTGCTCATAAGTAGCAACTCATCAGCGTTTACTATCAGCTCGAATAGAGCACTGCTTTCCTCGTCAGTGTAGTTGATTGCTCTGATGTAGTTGTACACGTTGCTGTATGTCACCGCAGGCGGAACTCCTGCCTTCACTCCTTCGCTGATGATAGCAAGGTAATCGCTTGGAGTACTGATGTCAAAGCTTGTTGGATAGACCAGATTAACACCGCCAAATAAATCGCCGTATCGCATCTTGCCCATTGTCACCAAGCAGAACTCATAGATGGTGAATAGCTGATCACTGATAGGCTTGATAAAAGCATATAATGCGCGGAGCTTATTTAAGCTTCCTGTTGCAGTCGATGCCTCACCGATAGTTCCACTTTCATCGCTTGAAGGTAAGTGCAGGATACGTCTTGATTTAGCCATCTGCTGCTCAATCTCTGTGCGCAGGAAGTTCAATGTCTCCATCGGAGGCGATACAAACTTCAAGTACTCGCCGCTAAGTCCGCTGTCTCCTTCGCTCAATGATGTCTTTGGCTTGATAAGTAGCATACCCGTTGGACTAAATCGGCTCTTTACTCCGCTGCCTGAGCATGAAGAACAAGTGCGATAGCCGCCGTTGATTGGATCGAATATCTGCCCGTCATTACACTTGTTACCTTCGCGATCAATGAACTCGCATATCTCCCCAAGTGCAACCATAAATGGGAATGCGCTTGTTGCCTTGCTCATCTGCAAGTAAGACTCATCGAGCACCACCTGGTCAAGCAATGGCACTGCCGTGATGAATGGCGATTGGAATGCAATCTCATCATTGATAAGTTGAGGTGCGCCCATCAGCTTTATGCATGGAACATATCCCAAGTTATGCTGAAAGTAAACATAAGGCTCACTGAATGTCATGTCGCTCTTCTTGCCAGTCTGCTCAATTCGGTAGATGGCATTTTGGTCATAGAGCTCAAGCACAATGCCGCTCTCTTCCGTCTTGCTGCCCACCTTAACATGGCTGTGATCATCACTGATCACTAAGTAATACTCTCCAAACTTTTGACCTACAATGTTCTTGCAGTTGTAGTATGTTGGCATTGGGCGAAGTAACTCGTTGCCAATTACAGGCTGCTCAACTCCATCAATCTCAATCATCTCGATGTCATCTGGATAGATGGCAATGATACCATTGGCATCAACAAGCTTTAATGTTGGAAGCATGTTTTTAACAAACATCTCCAAGCTGCCAAACTTCTCAATCTCGGTATTCACATACCGCTGAAAGGTCTCCTCTGCAAAACGCTGATCCAACTCAGGCGAGTATCTGATGCTCCAGTTCTGATCGGCGAACGCTCTGCTGATCGTTGCGCGGAAGTCCTCAAACACACTTAAGGTTGTAGCCTTATAGTTTGCCTTGATATACAATGCCTGCGCATCCGTTTGATTGGGAGCACGCACCGATAGCAAGTGCTCAGGATAAACATCGGAGCGGCTATGCGGCAAGATGCTATCATACATCTTGGCGGCAAAGTTGTAGCCGCTCCAATATTCTGGATACTGGCTCCCTGCTCGCTGTTTAGTGATAGGGTTGAGCGGAGTCGATGTTGTCATCTGCTCCCACCCCTTACGCTTAGCGGCAAATCGGTTTACTATTTTTTGAATGTCCTCAGATGAGAGTGCCATAAATTAAGCAGCTTGTTTAATTGGATTTTTTGCAGTGCCGATTGTAGCTCCTGCCCAATTGCTGCCGCATTTTTTGCCGCCGCACATCTTGATTACTTTTGCTTTTGGTTTCATCGGTGTAGTATTGAGAGCCCTCGACCTTCAGTGGTGTTGAGCGTTACATTCTTATAACCAAAGTGAGCTGCATATTCTACAAGCTTTTTTGGTCCATCAAGGTGAATGGTGTCATGGTAAACAATCACACCACCTCTTGCAACAAGTTTCTCCACAAGCTTGAACTCGGGAAGTATTGCATTCCATGAATGGTCAGCGTCAACAAAGATAAGGTCAAAATGATTCTTAGGTAGCTTACCCAATTCATCAAGTGAGTTGCCTAAGATAAAATCAATTGCCTTATTGCCTTCTGACATGTACAGCTTTGTCGCATCGGTGCGATAGTCATTGATGTCGATGCCGACATATAGCCCACCTTTTGGCAATGCCTTGATAAGATGCTGCGATGTCTCGCCCTCAAAGACTCCAATCTCAAGCACACTGCTATACTTAGACATCTTCATCAGCGATGCCATGAAAGCACCGCATTCATCCTCGGAGTTCCAGTCATTGCGAGCAACCTCGGTGAATGTCTCTGTTGTTACAATCTTCTTAGGTCTGCCCTTCTTTGGTTTATCGTTTTCCATCTGCGTATTTGTTTTCTGCTATTCGTGCTAATTGGTAGATGTGTCTTGAGCCGATTGCCTTGAAGTCCGCTGCAAGCATCCTATCAAGCCAGTCGATGTAGAATCTTGGTGTAAATCCTGCGCCGCCGTAGTAGCTTTGCAAGTAGTAGTTGTCTATAATCTCTTGGAAGTTCAAGCCCCTCTGCATCGAGAAGTGAATCATGCCACCCTCGCTGCCTTTGATTTTCTCGTAAGCTTTCAGCGCAGGATCAATGCCGAGTATCGCAAGTGCGACATTCATGTACAACTCATCTGGCTGCCCACCACCCCACTTCATGCGAAGGTCTTTTGGCTCAATCGTCTTATCCATGTAGAGATGGCGAGCTTGTTGGTAGAGCTCTTGTGTCTGTGAGCCCTTAACAATCCACTGCATCGAGCTGTTTATGGCAGGCATCACTGCATCCGATGGTAGGTCAAAGTGCGCCCACATCTTATCAGCATAAGCCCACTGCATCTCCTTGAAGTCGCGCCCCTTGTCAATGGTATGGTAGCCCACGCAATGGCTAATGTAATCTTTGCCAGATTGAGCAAGCTCGTCAATCATCGGCTGAATGTCTTTGAGTGCAACAGCATCCACATCGAGGTAGAGGTTGCAATCGTATGGCAAGTACTTATATAGATTTACTTTTACCTTGCCTGGATCAAGCTTCTTGTTGGTATAGATATCGGCAGGATTGATGTCTGCAAAGTGCTCGACATACTTAACAATATCCGGGCACTGTGATACAGCCTTGAGCACATCATCGAACAGTACCGTGATGCTGACATTTGGGCTGTGCTTCTTGATGCTAAATGCAAGATTGAAAGCAGCCCAATAGTATTGCACCTTACCGAACGCAAGAAGCACCACCCCTGTTGTAGGGGCAGTGCTCTGTGTGGTAGTTGTAAATTCCTCAGTCATTATCAGAATACACCTGGAGGCGCATCGTACTGGAAAGGAATGTTTTTATTTCTCCAAGAGAAAGTTCCCTCATAACGCTGCAATTCATTGTTCTGCTCTGGCAAGATAAAGCTTGCTGATGTTGTGATTCCAACTGGAGCCGTGATGTAAAGCACCTTACCCGAGTCGCACATGTAAGCAAGTATCCAAGAGATACGCTTATTGTTTAACTCATTGTAGAAAGCGTTGTTCTCGTCAGTCACGTTTGCATCATAAAGAGTCGCTGTGCGATCTTCATTGATACGGATTGAAGTACCGCAACCGATAGGTGAATCAACTGTGATAGGTGAGCCAGCAGGAAGTGCAAAGCGAATGTCGCTGATTAGCTTAGCTGTGCCTGCGGAAAGTAAAGCATCAACCTCAACAGCATCTGAAGGATCAACAAGCTCAGTGCCGCAAGCACCAATGATAACAGCGGAAACTCCGCCAAGTTTATATTCGTTGCAATTGACCAGGTTGTGGTCAAGCAAGGATGTGTCGCAATAGGATACACAGGCCATTTGTAAAAAGAGTTTGTATTGTTGTTTCGCTGTTGGATAGGTCGCGGCAATACACCTACTTGGTCTCTATGTTTGGCAAAGTTACAAAATAAATTCTTGATATAGGTTCACAGAATCTTCAGTTGTTAATCTTTGTAAATCCTGCGCAAGCAAAAACGGCTCGTCATTGTTGTCCAATATACTCGGCAAGCAGTCAGCATCGGTGTTGCTGCATATCGTTTTGCGCACCTTGGATGACTTAAGTGCAAGGTCAATGTTTAATGCCCCAAGCTCGTCTGCATCGTTGTAGGCAATATCTGGGAACTCTCCATCAATGGCATAGTATAGATCGCCATTCACATAGCAGTTGTCATAGTAGAAGATTGTGCTCAAGAAGTCAAGCACGTACTCAGGCAATCTGCCAAAGGCAAACGTCCACTTCTTCTCGCGATCAACGTAGGTGGTTTGATACTTGCCGGAAGCAAAGCGGAAGTTGTTCACCTCTGTTTGATACTGAGCTCTGAACTTGCGCCCCTCCAATCGGATGCCAGGCAAGAAGGAGCTTGCACCGAATGCAAGATTAAACTGGTCCTCTGCGTTGCAGCCTTCAATCTTATAGTACTTGCACTCGTCATTGTAATCGCCAATGGCAAGTACATCGCTGTACTGATCCCATTGGATTGAATCGTTCTCGATGCTTATCTCCACAAGGTTGATGATGGCACCTGCAGGAGCACCGCCAAACTCACTCACCAATATTACAAGTGGGTTGTTGCCATCGGCAGTGATAAGCACTGTTTGATATCCCGTTCCACTAAACTGCACCTGGTTAGTTCCAATCTTAGCAAAGATTTTTACATTGGTGCGGCTCGCAATATACACGCTCACGTAGTACTGCAAGCCATCGCATAAGTCATTGCTTATGTTCTGAGTGATGCTACCTTGATCGCCTGCCGTTGGTAGGTCAAACTCTGCTTGACCTTCGCTCAATGTTACAGCTCCTGCTGTGGTCCATCCACTAACTCCGCCTGCATCTCTGAAGATGCCGTTGTACAAGTAACTCTGTCCGCATGTGTTGGTGCAAAAGTCCGTGATGGCAAGTCGGTAACACCCCTCGCCAAGTGCAACATCTGTCAATGCAAATGCAGTGGTGATCTTGTTGTCCTTTACAGTGTAAGTCGGTGCAACTATGTCAACCGTCTCCAGTGTCACCGCATCAACGATTCCCACCTTCATCTGATTTTCTGATGCAAGGCCATACACTTGAATGCCGTTGGTGCTTAGGCAACCTACCCAGCTCTCACTGGCAAAGCACAATGTCACGCTGTCATTGGTCATCGTTGGATTGGCAAAGTACAATGTGTAAGTGCCAGGCAATGTCAGCACATAGGTGCTTGAGCCATTCATCCCAACTGTCAAGCTTCCCTCATCCAATGTCAACACAGTGAACTCTACTTGATACAGCTGATAGATGAAGTTGGTCCTTAGCAATTGGCAGTAGATACCTGGAACATCCAAAGCAGTTGAGCATGCTTGATTGTCAACAGGAATACCCCAAGCACTTTCGATTGTATCGTACTTGAATAGCACTGACAAGTCGCAAGGTGTCGACTCCACTTGGAAGAATACTTGGTCGTTGAAGTCAAGCAGCTGCTTGTAGTCACCGCCGCAATCTGGGCAGTCGACAACAGTGTTGCTTGTAAAGATGATAGGCTGATTCGGAATGGAAGTAAAGCTCATCGAAGTATCTTGTTTGATTTAAGTTGTATGGATGCATCCTGCTTGATGATGCTCTTGATATCTACCTTATTAATGTAACCCTCAATCACTCGCAGTGGATCATCGTAGTTGCCAAACTTAATCGGCCTTGATGTGTTGTCAAGTATTGCCTCAATCTCTTCCATGCGAAGTGGTCGGTCGAAGGAGTAATCTAAGCGGCGCACTGAGTTAGGATCAACATCAACCAATGCAGTTGGCTCGAATGGAGTACCTTGAATATAAATGTTTGTTGCTCTTGTTTGGCCGTTGTAAGTTGCAGTGTTAAGCAAGCCCTGCCCAAGAAGCCCTGCCGTATTTGTAGTGAAATTTCCGACAATGTCAATGCGAATTAAGTCGGTGTAATTGCAAGCAATGTTGACATCAAAGTCGCAATACATATCGAACTGCCCAAGTACGCTTTGAGACAATGCGCTGTAAGTTGTTTGTAGCAATGCCGCACTCGAGTCAAACCTCCGCACCATAACTTGAAAGTTTCTTGGTGTAAAGTTTGCCGCTCCGAGTAATATCTTAGAAAGTGCGATGCTTCCCTTTACATTATATAATCCTGTAAATGGCACATCATAAGTCTGCCCATCGAATAAGTTATTAGGATCGTAAAACTGATTGCCAAAAGGTATATAACTTCCGTTATAAGTGCTGTAATCCAAGTTGCTCCCAAAGTCAATTTGCCAAAATGGTTCTGAACCTAAAGCATAATTCGAGTTAGCAATCACAATCGTGTCGAATGGATTGAAGCCAACAGCAAGATATTGAAACAAGCTATTTGGAAAACCGCCAAGCCAGTTCTGTGATACTTGCTCATTTATGTAGCTTGTATTGTACACATGCCCACCGATGCCAAGTGGATCCTGGTCATCGGCAAATATCATTTCAGCAGGACCAAAGAAGTTGCAATCCACAAGCACCATGCCCAAGTCATACTGGTCATTGTTAAAGCGGTATATGTCATCAATTACATTGGTATCGAATACTACCTCGCCGCTTAATAAGTCCATCACGTTGCCTGTATTGCATTCTCCAAGTATTCCAAAGGTCTCGTCTCTAAATCCTCTGAAGGCAATCTGTGGAAAGGTGCAACCGCCATTCCCTCCATCGCACTCCGATGGATACAAGAAAGGATCAGAGCCAAAGTTGACAGCCGCATAAAGCTGAGTCTTATCGAATGCCATCTTTATGCTTGGCTGATTGTAAAGGTTGCAGCTTTCGCCAAGCTGTTGGAAGTAGTCATAGTTCTCGATGCGGAGCAATGGTCTTCCATTAGCTTGCCTCTGAATTACCATTCCCAATCTTATCTTCTTATTCAATGCCTCGTATAACTTATCAAAGGTCATCTGAGTCGGTGCTTGGCTTGGTGTTCTCATTGCCAAGCCGTTTGTCATCATCAACGTTTTGCCATAGCCATCATTGTTAATCTGTCCGCTAAAGTAATCGCTTTCAAAGTCCACAAAGTTATCGCTCATGCAGCTCACAAGGAACTGAAGCGCATCATAAATCTTTATGCATCCAACAAGGTTAACAACATCGAAGTCTCCAGTGGCAGGATTAAAGAAAGAAACATCGTAAACTGGTGACGGCACAATTGGCTGCAAGTTCTTGGTAATGTCCGAGTTGCTGTAAAACGGGATGCTCTTGTTATTGTTTATCTTGGTGCTAAAGCTGTCATCGTAAATCTTAGTCTTAACCTGGCACTTATCCAAGTCAAAGCTGCACTCACTTACAATGATATATCCGTTTGCTAATCGCTTCCATGTTCCTCCGCATTCATACTGCACCTCAACATCTATAAGCGAACAGCCCCCCGTATCAACAAGATTGTCAAAGATGTATTGATACATGCCACCGACAAAAAGAAGATCATTGTCAAAGGATACAATCCTTGCATTAATTGCCGTATCGAGTGATACGCTTACACCAAACTCTTCCGCATTGGTCGGCTGCCCTCTGTCAGCTCCATCGATTAGGAACTTGATATCTACTGCCATGTGTATCTTGAATCTTGTTGGTTGATGTTGACCACTACGTTGCGGCCCTTTAAAGTCTTGTTGATTGTCTTCAACTCCTTCTCCATGCTCTTGCTGTTTAGCGATGCATTAACAGTCACACCTTCCTTGCCCCTTCTTCCTGCCGAGTAGCCCATCAATGCAGGACGCACATACTTCTCGTCTATCATCTTGCGGAATGCCTCTGTCGAATGATTCATTGCATCAAGCTCGCGGCGATGCTTTGCGCTCTGCCGTCTGTTGACCATGTACTCACCTTGCTCAGCTTCAATCATCGTACCACCTTGGCTGTGTAGCTTGCCGCCAATCAATCCACCTTTTTCGAACTTAGGCAATGGCTTGGCTGCAACAGCCGCCAATTGAATACCTCCAATTACTCCTGCAATGATCTGAAATGGAATCGCTTCAGGATAACCAAGCTGTGCTCCCGTCTTTATAATTGATGATGCAGTGTCAACAGCAATGTTAAACAACGCAAGTGCTTTGTCTCGTCTTGCTTGCTTAGTCTTCTCATTTGAAATTGCTTGCTGTGTTCTTTTCTCCAACGCAACTCTCTGCCTTGCCTTATCACGATCAAGGTCTGAGCTTGCATTAATTGCATTAAGCTCCGCTTCACTTGTTGCAGTAATCTCTGCAATCCTATTCTCCGAATTTACTTTGTTTAACTCGTTAATTGAATTTAATACACTTTGCACTTGATCAGCATATTGAAGTGCTAAATCAATTCGCTTATTCGTCTCTGTCTTTGTCTCCGCTGTAATCGATTGCTGCGTCTCTGCATTGATTAATGCAATCGCACTGGTATCACCTTTGGCTGCATCAATTCGCTTCTGTGCATCAATCTTAATCAAAGCAATCCTGCGCTCCAAGCTACTGCCTTCTTCAATCTCCAATGTCTTAAGCTCATTGATTTGCGTTTCAATGGCAGCCGCTGCAATGTCAGTCTTAACCTTGCCAATTGCTGTTGCATAGCGTGTTGCAATCTCGAGCTCACTAAGTCCTAAGCTATCAGCAAATGAAAGCTCGATGGCTTTCTGATTCTCCAGTGCTGCAAGCTGCTGCTGCAAGGTTGCGCCCTCCGCGGCCTTGGCTGCATTAAGCTTGTCCTTAAACAGCTTTTCATTTGCTGCTTTGTCGAGTACTGCAATATCAGCTGTTGCCTTTGCCCTAATCTCATCAATCACTGTCGCCTGTTGCTCAAGTGCTTTTATTTCTTCCTCGCTGCCTGCCTTGAACTTTGCCGCTGCAAAGGTTTTTTCAAGCTCGATAATCTTGTTATTGCTCTCGTTTAATATCTTAGACTGCGCATCCAATGAAGCAACGAATGCATCATTGGCAGCCTTATCTAAATCTTCCCTTGCCTTCTTCTGGTCCTCTGCCGCTTTCTTTGCAGCTTCAAGTGCTTTGTCGCTTGCAGCCTTTTGCTTTGTCGCACGCTGCTCGTTTACCTTCTGCTGATTCTCATCTATAAGTCCTGCCGATGCTTCAATTGCTGCCGCCTTGTCAAGCTCTGCAGTAGCTAATGTATTAATAGATGCAGCCGCTGTCTCTTTTTCTTTCTTAACTCTCTCTTTGCCTAACTGCTCTGTTTTAATATTAGTTACTTGTGATGTAATAAGTGATTCTACTAAATTACGTTTTACAGCACCAGTTGCGATTGCTGAAGCTGTAACAAGGAATGCTGTCACTTTCTCACCAACAGTCTGCACATTTTGTTGTTGCACTGTTGCCGCCTCTGCTGATAACACAGCCGACTGCGCAAATAATGCCTGAGCTGTTGCCCTTGCTGCCGTTGCTTTAATGTATGCATCCTTCTTCGCAATGTAGTTTGCCTCAGCAACATTAAGGTCGGTAGTCTTTCCAAATGAGTTGCCAAGTGTATCATTGTATATCTGCAATGCTGCCTCCTTGCTTATCACTCCTTTCTTTGCCTGTTCAAATGCAGTACCAACCTTTGTAGTCTCTGCAGTCGCACCTTCAATAGCTTTCTTGCTATCATCAAAAGTAGCAGCCAGTGCTCTTGTTGAGACCGATGTGCCAAAGATAGCATCCTTAACCGCATCAAAGTTCTCAACAAGTGCAATCAATCCAAGAACCAATGCGCCAACTCCTGTCGCAGCAAGTGCAATCCTGAATGCTTTCATCAAGCCTGTCGATGTACCGACCACAACATTGTATGCCACCTGTGCTGCCGTTTGCACACCTGTCTTAATTGCGCTTTCTTCCTTAACCAACTTAGCAAGCTGCTCAACTCCAGTAGCAATAGCCGTTACTGCCGTTAACTTTAATATCGCCTTGTTTAAATCTTCGTTCTCACTTCCAAACAATGCGGCCGCTCCTTGTGCTACCTGAAAGGCTGAAGCTAATCCTTGTGTCGCTCCTACTGCTGCATCGAACTTAAACGTGTCCGATGCGAGAATTTTAACCTTTGCTCTTGTGTCACCAATCTGATCCTCGAGCTTAGCCGCTGCAACAAGCAACTGGTTAAATGCCGCCGTCCCATCTTGCCCTGCAATCTCCAAGTTGGCAAGCTCTTGCTTCAATCCTCTTAGCTGCCCTGTCAAGGTCTTGCCCGACTTGCCAAGATTGTCAATTGCCTTGGCTTGGTTGTCTAATGTCTTCTTAACCTCGCCGCCACCGAATGCCGCACTGAAAGCTCCTGCGATGCTTCCAAAGAATCCTTTTACCTTCTTAGCTGAATCCTGTGCACCCTCTACTACCTTGTCATTAATCTGGTTAATCTCGTTGACTGTCGCCTTGAGACTGGATGTTTCCGCTTCATAAGCGACTTGAATAGTAGCTGTTGCCATTACTTCTGAGCTTTGATGTTGGCCTCAAATTTACGTAAATAAAAGTCAACATCACCACTCATCATCTCATTATACTCAACTACGCTGCCACCGCTCAATATCATCACTTGCTCCCTCATGTAGTCGCCTGCCTTTTGCGCCCGTTGTCTCGGTGAGAACTCAAGCGGAACAAGGAGTCGCGCAGATTTCTTTGCTGCACCAGGTTGTACTCCCATAGAATCTGAAAGTCTTCGGGAGACATAGTTAACAAGGGCATCAGCGGATCGATACCCAAGCCGGAGAAAAAATCTTTCGCCCCTCCCTTGCTCAGCTGCTCGAATAACTCAAGCTTGTAGTTGTGGATGTCGCTGTTCACAATGTCTGGATTCTCGTCATCGCGGATCATCCACGTTGCTGCTATGTTAAGCAAGATGTCGCGATGTATCACTGTGTCCTGCCGCTCACGTATCACATGGATGTATGCACCTATCAGTGCCGCGTTCTTTGGATTGGTCAACCCGGCACCCAATGCTTTCTCCATCTCGGTAAGTATCAACTCCATTTCGCCGCCACTTACTCCCGAGCTCAACCGCTCAAGCAGACTCATGCTCATGCTGAAGCGTTCAAGTGGTAGGTTGACCTCCTTTGGGAATCGGTAGTAGGTGTGCCCCTCATGCGTAAACACCTCAACGAGGTTATGCGTTGTCTTCTTACTGCCCAATAAAGAGCGCAGTCGACCTTTTAATTCTTTGATGTACTTCATGTATTGATTCTTTTACTTGTAACTCGTTAGCATTTGACATCTTTATGATTGTGTTATGGCCGTCATCAAACACGTACATGATCTCATTGACATTTACAATGATGTCAGTGTATCCCATCTCTTCCGCTGTCAACTCTTGCAGCTGCACATCATCCGTATCCATGAACTGAATCAACTTCGTGCGCACCTGGATGAAGCCTGCCATGTCACCAGTATTCAAACGGGCACTGCGCATCCTCCACTCTGGTCTTCGCAGGCAGGAAGCAGCCGCACTCCTTGCAGGAGTTAAGTCGCTTGTCCTTATGTTGGCACAGCGCACAGATGGAACTGCGTGTCTTGCTCAGCTCGTTGTTGCGGCCCGTTGCCATAAACCACCAACCTTGAATTATTGCGCCGATGCGTGTCATGGGATTAGTATAGGATTTAGCCCAACGGATGCAGCTGAGAATGATATACACTTGTAGGTCTCTGAGTCGATAGTTAGATCTAATCGATCGTAGCAGTTTTCGCATTGTGTTGCCCATATCGTATATCCTTGTAGTGGGTCGAGCTGCACTCCATCAATCAGAATAAATCCCCCATCACTCACAACTTCAAACTGTTGTATATTCTGTGTTGCATTGTGCTGAACCGAGATGTAGTAAGTGTCATCAGCTAAGCCAACATTGTAAACTATCTGAGTCAAGCAAGCATTGATATAACTGCCTGCATCATAACATGGTGTACATACGCTCATAGGTATCGCTTTAAGATTGCGTTGACAAAGTAACGAAAACAATCCAAGAAGTCAGCACGCTCGGATAAGATTCTTCTGTTGCTCTTGATAATGCTGCCGTTGGCATCGCACTGCACTTGCTTAGCATCGAACACAAACCCCTTGCACCTTACCGAGTTGGCTCGGATGTCAAGCTTGCGCAGTGCTGCATTGCAATCAATGCGGCTGTTGTAGTGCGTTGGATTAGCCGGTATGATGATCTGCGAGTCGGATAGGTGCAGCCGCCGCTTGATCTGAGTGTAAGCACTCGAGTTGTCACGCTGTTGCACTGTGCCACCTTTGCCCATCGCATCGCCCGTCAATCTCAACAGGCCCATCGGAATACCCATGCGCTCTACATGATCGCAGAACGCATCAACGCTTCCCTTCTCAATCTTAATCTCGTCAACCACCACGCAGCCCCTCGGTAGCTGTTGTATGACCAATGCGCAGAGTGGGTTGATGTTGAAGTCGACTGAGATGAATATAGGTATGTTGCGATTGAGCACCACGCTATCATCGATGTGCCTATCGTCCTGCCACTCGTACAAGAACGGATTAGCAACATCATCCAAGATGTCCCAATCGCCCTCCACGAATCTCTGGTACTGGACAGGCGGCAACTCCTTCAAGCTCTCAAGGTACTCGGCAGGGATATGTGGGTTGTCGGTTATCTTCGATGGTATGTAGCTCCACCGCTCAGGTAGGCTGTTGTCTCGGTAGCGATCATAGATGATTGACTTCACCCAGTTGTTGGCAGGGTTGCACGTTGCAAGGCAAACGATGGGCGGCTTGCCATGCGCCTTGTTCCAACTGCCGATGCGCTCCTGTACCTTGTAGAACGTAACCTCTTGCAGCTCGTTAACCTCATCGAGCCCTGCGCCGTTGATCTCTAATCCACGAAACCTGTTGAGGTCCTTGTCATCGTCAAAGCTTTCCGCCATGAAGATCAGCTCACTGTCGTTGTTGAACGTCACCACATTCGTGTCTCTGTTCCAACTCTTGATGTGAGCATTGAGCCCATCGCTGAGCAGTCCAGTAAAGCTTGGGAACGTTGTACGCTTAAGGTCGGGCAAGCTCTTACGAATGATTGCCCATCGACTGCCGCCGTAGTGCAGTGCCAGATGGCTGATGGTAAGCAGGAGCCAGTAAGTCTTGCCGCCTCGAATCGCGCCACCAAAAACAATCACACGCTTCTCGCCATTAATCGCCTGGTCAAATGCAACTGTCTGTGTCTCGGTCAGCGTATAGCTCATTCACTCTTGGGCTCGGTGCGAATGATCACCAACGGCTCAGTAGATGTGATGTTGGTGTCGGTGGTTTGCTTAGGCTTGCCGTATCCGTAACCAAATACGAATTCAGCTGCTTTAACATCTCCCTTCTTTGCCTTGAGTTTCATTGCATTCAATATCGCCTCTGCATCAGTAACGCCATTATTTTCCGCACCCAATGTGTTCGCTATTATATCACTAAGCGCAGGAAGTTCTTTCTTGCGCCCTACGTTTTTTGTATTGCCAGACTTCAACTTGCCTCCGTTTCTACCCTCTCTCATAGTACGAGATATTTACGAGATTAATGATAGCTCACCAATTCCGCTCTGGAGTCGGTGTTCTCCTTGATTTTTGTTATCTGTTCCTCGTTGTTGTCAATGTGCAAATCAATGCCTAAGCTTTGAATTGTCTTCCACTTATCAGCTCCATTTGTAAAGTACACGCGAAGTCTCGGGATGCCGAGCTCCTTTGCAATTTCGTACACCTTTGCACTCATGGTTGATTCATTGCGAGCAGTGATGATATACACGCGATCACCATTGGCAATCTTCCTGCGAGCAAGTGCCATGCCCTGTGGTGTGTCAAGCACGCCGTCAACGTCGAATGATATCTTCATCGTTTCTTGAATTTAGCAGCCTCAGACAATGCGATTGCCTGAGCTTGTTGAGGTGTATATCCTTCATCAATTAGCTTCTTAATATTCATCTGGATGATAGCAGCTGAGTCTCCTTGGAATAGTGGCATAGTTTTACAAAGATAGTGTTTTGCTTCGCTTGATATCATCCTCTGTGAGCTTCAATCTTACCACCTTGTTGTAGATAATTACATCAGCATGGAAGTTCCCGTCATCATTGTCGCGCAGTGCTCCAATCAAGTATTCATTCGGCGCATCCACTTGCAAGTCTTCCGATGCCTGCATGATCTTCTGCATTGCCTTAACCTTGAATGTAACCTCAACATCTTGCACTGATCCGATTGGAGTCAGGTAACCAGTAAAGGTGTCATCCTGAATGCGCATGTATCCACTTCGCCATCTGTTAGCAGCCATCGTTGATCATTATGTATTCGTTAAGTAATGCGTATATCATCTTCTTAATATCTTCCTTCTTACTCTTAGGCACTCGCAAAGTGATGTTGCACGTTTCTTCGCCGTACTTAAATGGCGGTCCTGCTCCTGCTCTTGTGCCGCCGTGCTTATTAATCTTCTGTTCCATTAGGCGCAAAGATAGGAATTAACTTTTGATTGTGCAATTTTAATGTCTTAATCCACTTTGCGCATCTGGATAAATAGTAACTGTATACAATGCTTTCTGGATCCGCATTCATCAAGTGCAACCTGAAGCTCTCATGCGTGCGCTGTGTTGAATGATATGTCACGCAGCCATCTATAATCTTTCCCTCAATCGGATACCACTCGCACATGGTCTTGATAATCTTCTGCTCAGTGGTCAGCTCCATAGTTGATAATGTTTAGGAATTCTGCTTCACTTCTTACAATGTGATACTCATGCCCGAGTGATAGGCACAGCTTCTGGAAGGTGATCTGCTGCGGTGACTGCTTTCCGATGTCTGTCTTCCATTCAATCCAACAAGTCTTGCCGTTGGGCTTAAGGTAGCACATGTCAGCAACACCGGCAATGACTCCCATCGCTTTATTCATTGCACCTTTGATGCCGTTGATGGAGTTGTTATTGATGGCAAATATGCGTCCTCTTAAGTCTGGGCGTGCATTCCAAAGGTTTTGGAAGGCTCTCGCTTGGGTTGCAACTTCACTCATAAGTGGACAGGGTGGACAGGGTGGACAGGGTGGAAAATTGGGGGTTGTCCTTTGCAAACCTTAGGTGCTCTAGGTGTATAGGCGAAGTGGACAGGGTGCTGCTAAAAATGACCCTATTAGGGCTTACATGTGTGTGTGTGTGTGTGTGTGTGTGCATGTGTGTGTGTATCTCTGTTAATTATTAGTTTTTACCCTGTACCTTGTCCACTCCTTCTGTAAGCTTTGATGTTGTAAGGTTTGAAGCGGACAACCCTAAAAGTTATAGGGTTGTCCAGGGTTGTCCACATTGTTTGGATTTTTATACACATAATACATAGTAATCTTAGAGCCACCCATTATTTTACGATCTTTTATAAATCCAAGTAAAGAAAGCATAGTTCCAATTCTGTGAGTGTTAAGGTAGTTAAACTTTGTCTCAAGCATTAAGTACTGTTGAATTTCAGTAAGTGACATCCACTCACCGTATGTTGTACCAGGTTGAAGCTTCTTGTGAATTAAGTCCTCCTCTGGAGTCGATAGCTTAAACATCTCTGTTGCTTGATTAAGTTTATCAATATCTTCTTTTAGTATTGTGTACTGGACTCCATCTTGGAACATAAAATAGAGCTCTCGCCAAAGTGCTGCCTTGTCGCACTTGTTATATAGATCATGGTCAATGTCAAGAATATTAATTGGTATCTGCCTACGATTACCTGTTGCATCATTAAGTATCTGCGTTTCGTTTGTTGTTCCACAGAATACTGAAAGTCTCCTCATGTCAAGTGATACTCGGCCGTATGGCTCGCGCACGTTTATAAACTCTTTTGATGTTAACTCCTTAAGTCTCTTGTCTTCCTTCTTTGACTTTCCGCCGTACTCGTCATCAAGAATAAACCACTTCTTGCACATTAGGATTTCGTCATCCTTTCCGGCATCCATCTTGGACTCAGCAAATAAGTAGCGCAGTTCTTTTGGAAGAAGATACCGGAACCAATGTGTCTTACCCGTACCTTGCTTTTGTCCTGAGAATATTAGCACCAATGGAGAATGGATGCCATAAGCGGAAGCAACAGCTGAAATAAGCCATCGAGTGATGTACATATCGTAATTCGGTGTGTCGGACTTTACACTGCGAATAAGCAGATCAAGGTTAGGATATTTATAGTTTATAGGTTGGAATAGATCCTGCTCAAAGAATTCGTGCAAAGGGTTGTAAGTATGAATCCTGTTTGAGAATAGTATTGATGTGACCAGGTCTTTGCTTGACTCTTTAAACACTGCTTTGGAATCAAGGAAGATTGAGTTGATGTCATTATCATCAATCGGCTTTCCATCAAGCTCGATGTTGCGAGTGATTAAGTTCCTGCGCAGATTGTACGTATTAACAAATGCAGCGATATCGGTGCTTACTGAATCGGATTTAAACTTAATATCCTTGCTTACTATCTGCTCGACTATCTCTTTTGAGTCTTCAGGACTGTATCCTCCTTGCTTTTCGAGTGTCTCGATGATGGCTTCTTTGGAAAGCCCTGCCGCCTTTTGCGATGTTGCATATCGAGCCATTGACTTGGTATACTCGGAATATATTTCGATGCCGTTCTGCTTGGCATGGAAGTACAGTGTGCCGATGCTTGACTTCTTTGCCTTTGTCTCGTTGTGATTCTTAAGGCAGGCATCGAACTGGCTATCGCAGTCGAGTGAGTTGTACTTTGAGCTGTGCGATGAAAGGGTGTGGAAGTGATCGCGCCCTTGCTCTTGCAACTCTGAAACGAGTGCATAGCAGATGCGCACCCAATCGGAGTAGTCTTCGCATAGATTGAGCCCTTTGTCATCCATCTGCTTAATCATGGCATCGAAGTCAGTTTTAATAAACATAACCTTTGGATGCTTCTGCTCCTTCTTTTTAGGAAGATACTTCTTGAATGTTGCTGATTTGGTATTAAGCAGCAAGAAGGGATCGTATGAAACAAATCGAGCTCTTGAGACATCCTTGCCTGACTGGTCCACAATAAGTTGGTACTCGTTGTATAGGTATGCAGCAATGCCATGAAATGCATCGAGGTGGCGAGTGCCATCAATCTTGATAATAAGGCATAGTCCTTGGCCGCTGATGGAAATGAATGCAGCATAGATATAGGGGTTAGCACCTATGCGTTCTTTTACTGCGGCAGGATCATCGAGGTTGTCGATGTCAATGGCTATGAATCCAGAGTGCTTGCGCAGGCAATCAACCTTGCGCTCCGAAAATGATCCGCTTGGTGTTACCAGTGGAGCGGTTTTCTTCTTAAGGTCTTTTATTTCTTTTGTTGGAGCATTGCGAACTTCGAGTGCGATGTCTTGCCACCTTCCAGATTGGACTCCTTCAAGGAAGCTGTCAATTTCGATGTCAATGTCTTGTTTGTCATGTACGTTTTTATAAGATGATATCAGCATTATATATTGATTTTAGGGTTGTTTTTAATTTTTCATCGGCGAGGTTGATGTGGAAGCGGTTGTACTTTCTGTTTTTTTCCTTACACCAGAGCCTCGCAATTTCGTCATTCTTTTTTTTAATGTAGAGGTAGTTGTCTGCATTTATTTTCTTGATGTTCTTTTTTGCAATAAGAGCAACATGTTCGATGGCTACAAATAGTGATCTGTATTCTTTGTGATGCTCATTCATCTGGATTAGCTTTTTGATGTCCACGCTATCGGTCATGAGGATAAAGTCTTCAATGCCTGCATCGAGCACTATCTTCTTGGGGAACTCATAGCCGCAAGGGAATAGCATGCCGAGGTGTTGCGCATCGCACTTCATCTTGGATGTGTGGAGCAGAGCGGCGCACTTTGGGCACTCTTTAACGGGCGCAACTCCTGCGCCTGGCTTCTTGGGATTGTGGAAGATATCCTCCCAATTTCGGGAGGCGGCCCAGGAGCCATGTGTGAGGCAGTTAGCACCAAGGTCGATGATAGTAAACGCGAGCTTTATTGGATGCGGACGAGCACCTCTGCCGCACATCTGAAGCCAAAGCGGCATCGATGCTGTTGCCTTGTTAACGATGACTGTCTCGATGTCGGGTTGGTCGAAGCCTGTTGTTGCGATTCCTATGTTGTTTAGTATGGCATCTGGAGTACTGGCAAACCATTGAAGTGTCTCAGCGCGATTGGTTGAGGTTGCATCGAGATGGCGCGAGTTAAAGCCCTCGGCAAGGAAGGCGGCATTGACTGCCATCGAGTGCTCGACATTGCAATTGAAGATGATAGTCTTGCGGCCGAGTGAGTTCTTCTTGTAGGCATTGATGGTTGTGTCGATGTACTTTGGCTCTTTGTACATCGCTCCCATCTGCGCTTGATCGAACTCGCCTGCTTTCATCTTGAGCTTAGCACGCTCTATGATGTTGGATGCGGAGTAGGTCTGCTCAGGTGCAAGGAAGCCCTGCTCAATTAGTTCTGGTATGTCAATGCCGCAAACTATGTCATCGAAGTAGTTGCGCAGTGGGTTGGTCTTCTTGGCGGCAAGTGGAGTGGCTGTAAAGCCGATGATGTACTGATCCTTGAAGTGGTCAATGAGCTTAGTAAAGTTACCGATGTGGCACTCGTCAACTATCACCATGCCGATGTTGCTGAACATGGCAAGCCGCTTGTGGGCTGACTCAACCATTGCGACATACACGCGAGCAGGTGGGATGGACTTCATTCCGGCTACTACTTTCTGCACTGGTAGGTTGATTGCTTTGCTCGCTTGTGTGAGGAGTTCTTCGCGGTGAACGAGTATCAACACATCTTGCGAGGACTTAGCGCAGTAGCGGTCACAAATCGCGGTAAAGCACACTGTCTTGCCTCCGCCCGTTGCGAGCTGAGCAACCACCTTGCGATGGGTGCGCAGCTTCGCAGCAATGTTGTTAATGAATCGCTCTTGGTAAGGTCGCAGGATCATGAGCCGTAGGTTGAGGTGTAGTAGATTGCAGAGCTGCGATTGTAGAACTTTGGAACTCTTGTCTGTTGGTCTGTTCTGCCATCGCGATATGCTTCTATTATCTGCTCCTTTTCGATTGCAATTGCTTCAAGAAACTTAGCTTCCAATTGTTTTTTAAATTCATCGTATCCTAATGTTCCATCAAGTAATGATTCCAATTCCCAATTTACCCACCAATTAAATTCTTGCACTGCTGTTTGCTTTTTCATGCGTTATCCCCCCTTAATTCTTCAAATTCTTTCCAACATTTTAATCCTATATTACGACGACTTAAAAACATTTCTTTAGTTATTTGAGATGGATACATATCATCAAAACCATATTTTAATGCGTTTCTAAGTCTAACAGAAGCATTAACCAAATCAATCCAATCTGTAACTAATAATTCATTTGATGCTTTAACTTTTTCCTTTTTTAGCAAATGTGATAAATACCTTTTATCGCTATCGTTTAAGCAATTGTGGTAAAGTGCGTATAAATCCATTTTTTTATTGGTATTTCTTTTTATATAGTTGCTCACCTGCGGGCTTTCCGACAGCGATGTTGCCAAGCATCATGTCCTTGGCGCATTCATTGCAGATGTCGATTAGCATCTGTTTTTCATTTGGCAGTTCTGCCTCGCAGAATATTGCTATGTGTTCGTAAACGAGTGCCATTGCCAGAGCGTATGGCTCTTGAGATTGTCGGTACTCTTGCGCTCCATTTTTGCAGAGCTGCATAACTTTTTTCAAGGAAGTCGATGTCATAAATATTAGGGGATTTGTAATTGGTTTTAATTCTTCCAGGTCTGCTCCATACAATCTCGACATACTTAGTATCCTCAGCAAGGCTAATGAATACTGTTGCATCATCGATGTGGTTGTACATCATCTTAAGATGCTTAAAGTTTGTCTCTATGTATATGAAGTTGCGATGCAGGAAGTAATACATCACGTTGGTAAATGAATAATTCTCAAAGCCCTCTGTGGACCAAGAATGATCTGATGAGGTTTTCTGCTTCTTCAATTTCGGAGGGTGTATGTCGGTGGATAAAAAGTTCACCTTTGAACTTATTGGGCACTCCTATGTAGTAGAAGTTTGTCGGCAAATAGCCAGTAAGATAGCTATACCAAACGGCTTGGATATGGTTGTAGTGCTTAGTCATGTCGGAGGCAAAACTGCGGAGCGTTGTGCAGGAAGTTGTCTTGATGTCTGCATTGATTGAGTACATCGGGCAGTGCAAGTCGAGGATGCCTTTTGCTGCCACCTTGCGCCCGTCAATCTCAACCTCCTTAATGAAGGTGATCTCCTTTGCTGACTTCTCGAATATCAAGCGGAGCATTGGGTGCTTCATGATGGCATCAAAAACTTGTCGAGCATTGGGCGGCATGTCATTGGGCTCTGTCTCGAGTAGGTTGCGATGGAACTCCGCGCCGCGCTCGAGAGCACCAGCAGCATATTGGATGCTGCCAGTGTAGTGCCTCTTGATGCTTGAAGCATTGATGGCTTCGATGCTGTTATAGATGTCGCGGCTCATAAAAAAAGTGTAAGTTGGATGGGTTGAATTTTTGTTTCTTGGCATATCTCGCAATTGCAATTAACCAATATGTAATTCCAATTTTTTAAATCATCATTCCACTCACAATAGCTTTGCTTGTGCTTAATAATTCGCAATCCAAAATCTTTGATTGAGCCATCTTCATTGAAAATTGTCCAACTTTTAGATAGATGTAAATAATGAATTTTGCTCATGACTCAATCTGTCTCTTGTCAAGTGGAATGAATCCAGAACCGTTGCCATGTACTACCTTGATGAAGTCAACCTCAACCTTTGCTGAGTTGACAATGACCTGGGCGATGTCTGCGATTGCTTTTGCTTTGTCGAGCTCCATGTCGCCTTCTTTTAGCATCTCGATGATTTCAAATAGATGATCCCTTAGGTCTTCGATTTTATTGCGTGCCATAATTTATTGAGGGTTTTAATTGTTTCGCGAATTGGTGAAGGGTACTTGGTGATGGTATTGCGCTGCATGTTTTCCACTTTCGTGATTGCTTCCAGATTATCTATCTCGAAGTTTGAGATGTTTTTATCTCGGAATGTCACTATCATGTGCGGCTCAAGCTTGCCGTAGTGCTGCTCGTAGATGTGCCGGTGTTTCAGCACCCATCGTGTGTGCTCTGCAATCTTTATGTAGGTGTATCCATCTTCATCGATGCGCTCTGAGCCGACTTCTCGGTGGTTTGGTGGCACAGTGCCCTTCTTGAATCTGGTCTCGATGCCTCCGAATGCAACGCCCTTCATGCCTTTGTTCCAAGGCTCATGTCCTTTGTAAAACTGCGTTGCTTGGTTGCCTTTTTGTAGTCGGCCGCTTGCTTCTGTTTCAAGGTACTCTGGAGTCTTATGCAGTTGCAGTGCGAAGGCTTTGGCATAGCACTGAGAGATTGATTTCCCAGTGATGAATGCCACCTCTTTTGTCGACCGATGCGGATAGTACTCAATGAGCAACTCGGTCTCTTGCATTGTCCAGTTACAGCGCATCATAATACTCGCGCCCTCCTTCATCGCCTCCAGTATTGCTTGGCTTTGGCAGCCGCTTAAACATCGATTGTTGCCCGTCATGAAAGCCGTTGGAGTAGGCTTGTATGATTGCTTCTTTTACCTTGGCTTGCGGAGTGTCATCATCGGCCTCGCGAGGATCAATGATTGCATCCATGTAGCGATTGAAATTGGCGAACTCTGCGCCTATGTTGTCGAGTGGATTCATCGGATTACTTGTGTTTTTACTTCGGTTAATTGAATGCCGCGAATGGCAATAGTACGGGTGATCTCCATTGCTTTTGGAAGCTTGCGGAGTAAATCTTGAATGTCGAGCATCTCTGCATTAAGCAGTGTCATTAGCACTGTCTCCCACTCAACATCGCCAACTATCTCCGCTTTCTTGCTGATGCGAATGTTCTTGGTGTGGTCGAGCTCAAGTGTGGTTGTAGTTGTTGCATCGGTGAAGGTGGCGAAGATGCCTGACACATCGCTTGTGCTTGCTGACATCAGCGCATCGGCTGCATCCTGTGCAATCTTCGCATCTGCCTCTGCTTTCTTAGCTGCAAGCTCGTTGGAGTACTCAACCATCATCTGCTTGCGCTGCTCGATGTAAGCCTTAAGTGGAGCAGTGGCATCGCGCTCGACATCCATCACTGACTTCTTGTAGGTGTCCAGTGGAAGCGTGACCATCTTGCGATTAATCTCGATGTGCTTTATGGCATCATTTGCCGCTTTGATGGACTCTGCACTCATATCGTATGAGAGCTTGTCTTCGATGATTCTTGGTGCACCTTCAATCATGCCTTGTGCGCGAAGCACCTCGGTAGAATTAAGCGACTTGTAAAACTCGGAAATGTATTCTATATTAGCTGCGTTCATAGTGTTATAAGATTAGTGCAAATTTGGGGCGGCCTAAAACCGCCCCTTTTTTATTTGTTAGAACGGGAAGCCGTCATCTTCAAACTCCGCTTCAACTGAAGCAGGAGCACTTGCCACTGGAGCAGGCTTGCTGATTCTCGCAATCCACTCATCGCTCATCTTAATCTTGTCTTGAATAAACTCGGGCAGCTGACTGAAAACAGCCTCGTCATGTTCCTCGGTGTTGTAGCACAATGCATTGTTAAATGCAGGAGGGCATACCATTCCTTTTGGCAGCGGACTCATGCCGATGATGTTGGCATAGGTAGCATCGCCTTTCTCAATGTGCGTGATGTTTACGATGCAAGGTCTTCCAAGTAGTGTAAAGATGTCAAATTCTCCTGCAATCTCGTTGCTCATCTTCTTGCCTGCCCAAGCTTCGATGTCTCTGCGGAGTACCGCTTTCTCGTTCATGCTTAGGTTGTAGATGCTTCGAGCATAGAATGGCTTGAGGCCTTCGCCTTTCTCGAATTCGTAAGTCTCGGTGGGCAGTTCAAAGATAAACTGCACTTTGCGTTTTTTGCCAGGGAACTGTCCTGTTTG